CCCCAACCCCGGTTGTTGGTGCAATCCTTTGCTGAAGACCAAGAGGCGCCGCCGTTTAGCGGCAACGTCACGGGGATGTATTACGACCTTGAGCTAGACGGAATTGTTATTGATTCTGGCCAGCTCATAGATGACATGGCTACAGACGGTGACTTTGACGCGCTTCCGTCTATTGACGTTATCGGCGGCGTCAATCCTGCCGGTGAGTATGAGTTTGGTAGCTCATGGGATATGGGCAGTGTCTTTGACGTAAATATCAGGCGGCGTTTTGTGGCACGGCCGCTTCTGCCTGGCCAGTCATTTGACGACAACACACTGCTAATCGACGATTGGCCGGAAATTGATGAGGACAATCTTGACAGGGTAAACGCAGAGATGTATGTGCGCACTACCAATGACGACCCCGCCGGCACTCCTGTCTACGGCGACTGGAACCAGTTTGCAAATGCCATCGTGCGCGGCAGGGGCTTCCAGTTCAAAACCATTGCCACATCAAGCGATCCTTCAATAAACATCCTGATCGACGAGCTTGGCGTGGAGATGGAGCTACAGCTATACACTGAGCAATCAGCAGTGCTTACTAGCGGCGCCAGCACCTACGCCGCCACCTTTGCCAATGCCTTCTACCAGGCACCCAACATCGGCATTACGGCTAACGATATGGCCACTGGTGACTTCTTCTTGATCACCGCAGTGACACGCCTTGGCTTTACAGTAGAATTTAGGAACAGCGCCGGCACTTCTGTGAGCAGACAGTTCAGCTACACTGCCGTTGGCTACGGCAAGGAGATTTAAGCAGTGGCACAGCACGACTACATCATTTCCAACCAGTCAGGCGCTGCCTTCCGTGGTGACCTGAACAACGGCCTAGCTGCCATTGTCAGCCAGAACAGCGGGGCAACGCAACCCAGCACCACCTATGCCTATCAGTGGTGGGCAGATACAACCACCGGCCTGCTGAAGATCCGCAACGCCGCCAACAGCGCCTGGATCACCGTCGGCACGCTGGCTGACGCCAACCTCGGCCTGCTGCTTGCTGCAGGTGGCACCCTAACCGGTGCGGTGCTTGCAGATGATGCGGGCACTGCTGCCCTACCTGCTATTGCATTTGACGGCGACACCAATACCGGTATCTTTCGTGCTGGCGCGGATCAGTTTGGCATTGCTACTAACGGAGTTGAGCGCGTCGAGTTTGGCAACACCGAGGTGGTGTTTAACGATGGCGGCGTAGATGTTGACTTCCGCGTTGAAGGTGACACCAACGCAAACTTATTCAAGATTGATGCCGGCCTAGATCAGGTGCAGGTCGCCAACCTCAACGGCGGCCCACTGGCTGGCTTCCGCAACGTCATCATCAACGGCAACCCCACTATCAACCAACGGGGCTATGTTTCCGGCACTGCTACCAGCGGAGCTAACCAGTACACATTAGATCGCTGGCGCGTTGTTACATCCGGCCAGAACATTAGCTTCACTGACAGCGCCAACGTCCGCACTGTTACAGCACCAGCAGGTGGTTGCGAGCAAGTGGTTGAAGGGCTGAGCATAGTTAGCGGCACTTACACCCTGAACTGGACTGGCACTGCTACGGCAACAGTTGGCGGCACTGCTGTAGCCAAGGGCGGCAATGTCACGTTGACAGGTGGCACTGACGCTACGGTGAAATTTAGTAGCGGTACATTCACCCAAGTCCAATTAGAACTCGGCAGTGTCGCCACACCATTTGAGCAGCGGCCGATTGGGACCGAGCTGGCGTTGTGTCAGAGGTATTTCTATCAACCAAATGCAACTTACATTGAGCAAAGTTATGGCGGGGGTTCGAGTTCAAACACTTATACTCAAATATATTTTCCAACGCAAATGAGAGCTGCTCCAACAATTGCAGGAGGATGGAGTGCAGGCACAAACGCAGTAGCAGGAGCTATTTCTGCGCTTGGCGTAATTGGGGCATCGGCACAGTTAACTTCCAGCGGAGGTGGTGACTTTGCTGCATCTATAACTTGGACTTCGTTCTCCTCCGAACTGTAATCCTCATGTATCAACTCACCACCAGCACCAGCATCATCCGCCTCTCAGATGGCGCGGTTATTCCCAATGACCCTGGAAACTGCGACTACCGCGAATACTTGGAATGGGTAGAGGCTGGCAACACCCCCGAGCCTGCCCCTGTGCCCCCTGTTTCGCCTGTGCTCACCCCCGCCGAAAAGCTTGCCGCCGCTGGCTTGACCGTAGCCGAGCTACGCGAGCTGTTGGGGCTAAACTAATCCCAAAGAGATTACACCATGGCTAACCGCAAGATTTCAGACCTGACGTCGCTGACAGCACCAGCCACTGGTGACCTGCTGCCCATTGTTGACATCAGCGAAGCAGCGGCAGCCGATAAGAACAAGAAGATCACCTACGCCGAACTGCTGGCCAGCGCACCGGCAGGCTCGGCAGCAGCACCAAGCTTCAGCTTTGACGCTGACCCAAATACTGGGCTATTCAACCCAACAGCAGACACGCTGGCATTTGCTGAAGGTGGCGCGGAGGCCATGCGCATCGACAGCTCCGGCAGGCTTTTAGTTGGCACGTCTTCAAGCACTGACGCCAAACTTGTCGTAGCGAATGGTTCCGAGCAGCAAGTTAGCTTTAAGATTGACAACACAAACTCTTCACCAGTAGGCGTCCAGATCCGCTATGGAACAGACGTAAATGGCGCCGGAAACCGATTCATTGATTGCATCGGCAACGCGACTACCCGCTTCCTAGTCTTTTCCAGTGGCAATGTTCAAAACACTAACAACAGCTACGCCGGCATCTCAGACCTAAAGCTAAAGGAAAACATCGTTGAGTCCAGTTCGCAATGGGACGATCTAAAAACGTTACAAGTCAAGAACTTTAACTTTATTGGTGATAATAACAAGCAGATAGGTCTGGTGGCTCAGCAAGTTGAACAGGTGTGTCCTGGACTTGTTGAAGAGTCAACTGATTTAGACGAGACGGGAGCCGATCTTGGCACCGTTACCAAAAGCGTCAAATACTCCGTGCTCTACATGAAGGCAGTCAGGGCGCTTCAGGAAGCAATGGAGCGGATCGAGGTGTTGGAACAGCGTCTCACTGATGCTGGTATCGCCTAGACCTCGTAGTTCCTAAAATGGCTCTCATCAAAGAAGTTGTCATCGACAAAATCGAAGTCCTGGAATCTGGTTCCATCCAGGTCCGCCAAGCCACCCGCGTCCTAGAGGATGGCGAAGTGTTGTCCACCTCGTATCACCGTCACGCCCTTAGCCCTGGCGATGACCTGACCAACGAAGACCCTAAAGTGGTTGCCGTTGCTACTGCTGCTTGGGCTGACTAACCATGACAGTACGCGCAAAGGCTGGTGCGTCACACATCACCCACCAGCCGGGTGCTCCAAAGCTGACCAACCAAGGCCAAGGCAAACGCTCACGTCCTAACCATGGCCGCAAAAAGCGCCGTGGTCAGGGCAAAGGCTAGACTAATTCCAAAGCGCTTAACACCATGCCATCCGCAGACGAGAGGCTTCAGTCAAAGCAATACGTCACGCTTGACACGTTGACTGCGGCTGGCGTAACTGAAAACGGGTTGAGCTACGGCGCGCAAGCAATTACCTATCAGGTCACAGTTGCCACCATCGGCACCAGCGTTGTAATCAGATTTGAAGGCAGCCTTGATGGCGTTGATTATTTCAATCTTGATCAAAACAATGCTGACACCACAATCCTTGCAAATGGCACGACTGGCTACTGCCTAAGCGGTTGCCCCGTCAACTATGCACGGTTGCGGTTGGTCACCATCACTGGCGGTAGCCCATCTGTTGCCACAGTAATTGGCGCAGGCTGATGGCTGCCAACCTACGCACCAGCCTTAAGCGTTCACTGCGCTCCAGCCTTAAAAGCAGCTTGAGCGGTGGCGCCGCAGCACCAGAGGCAACTGAGTGGATCCTCACCGAGGACTCCGATGCCTTGATGTACGAGGACAGTACCTTCATCTATCAGGAAACTTAGGCGGGCCCTTGCTCGTTACAATGGGATCAGCACCGGATCAGCCGATGACGGATGAGCCTGAATCAGTCGGCGGCGTCTTCGTGGCTTCCCTCCCGGCCGCGATCGCCGCTGGCCTGTTCGCAATCGGCGCCTTGCTGATCAATATGCAAATCCAATCGGCACGCATTGAGGCCACGCTCACACAGATGGCTGCGGCCGTAAACGAGCTGAAGAACGACTACAAGGTTCAGCTGTCCGATCTTGACAAGCGGGTCCGCCAGCTTGAGATCCGCAAGTAACCTAGAAGCACATACACATCAACGCCGTGTCTGTTGAAACCGCCGCCATCATTGCCATCGTCATCGCTGCCGGCAGCGAGATCATCGCTATCAGCCCGCTGAAGTCCAACAGCTGGCTGCAGCTTCTGCTGCAGGCTGGTCGCATAATGTTCCCCAAAAATCGCTGACTGATGGCTAACGCCGCACCGATCACGCTCGAGCAGTTGTTTCGTTTCTATCGAAACGAGCCACACCAAGCCGCTGCTATCCAGCTGCTGGAGCAGGATCTAGCGGTGAACGGTTATGGCGTTGCCATGCGCCGCGATCGGGCATGGTTTCAAACATGGAGTCAAGACGGCAAGCAATCCGACCTAGCAGCGGCGCTCAAGATCATCAAGCAATTTGAGAACTCCGATCTTGATGCCTACCCTGACCCGCTGCACGGCTGGGACGTGGCAACAATCGGCTACGGAACAACCCGCTACCCCGACGGCCGCAAGGTCAAGCAGGGCGACAGGATCAACGCCATCGAGGCGGACATGATGCTCCGCCAGGAGGTAGACCGCATTGCTGAAAAGCTGCGCACCTCAATCCCCGCATGGGGCGAGATGGCCGATCACCAGAAGTGCGCGCTGATCTCCTTTGCCTACAACCTCGGCAGCGGCTTTTATGGCACGTCGGGTTTTGAAACCATCAGCCGGGAGTTGCGTGCGAAGAACTGGGCTGCCGTGCCCGCTGCCTTGCTGCTCTACCGCAATCCGGGCACCAACGTCGAGGCCGGACTGAAGCGGCGCCGCGAAGCTGAGGGCAATCTATGGGCTGGCACACAGCCGCAGCAGGGCCAGCCGGCCGGCATGGTGCGGCTGAAGGTGCCCTACGAGTACCAGCGCGACAACGCTAGCGGCCAGGGCAACCGGGAGTGTTTCTCAAGCAGCTGCGCAATGATCGCGCGGTTCTACGGCAAGGTTGCAAGCGACGACGCCTACAACAAGATCCGCGCCAGGTTTGGCGACACCACCGACTCGCAGGCGCAGGTGAAGGCGCTGCACTTGCTTGGTTTGAAGGCGACGTTCACGCAGTCATGCGATGCGGCCATGATTGAACGCGAGCTGCGCGCCGGCCGGCCGGTTGCGGTGGGCTGGCTTCACCACGGGCCGGCGTCGGCGCCGTCTGGAGGTGGGCATTGGTCAGTGATCGTGGGCATGACGCCCGAGGCATTTATACATAACGATCCATACGGCGAGGCCGACATGATGCAAGGCGGCTACGTCAGCGCCAAGGGCGGAGAGGGCATCATCTACAGCCGCAAGAACTGGATGCCGCGGTGGCGTGTAAATAACACCGGCGGCTGGGCAATACTGGTCCAGGCCGGATAACACCACCGCATGATCATCCCCGACCACGAGATCGCCCGTCTCTGTCGCCAGGCGGCGATGGTGGTGCCATACAACCCCGATCTCCAAAACCCCGCCAGCCTCGATGTGCTGCTGGGCGATCGGTTGATGATCGAGGTGCCCGAGCACCCCGAACTGCAAATCATCGGCATCGGTCACCACACGCAGGCCGATCCGTACTGGATGACGCCGGGTGAGTTTTGCTTAGCCGAGACGCAGGAGATCTTCAACCTGCCCGACCATATCGCGGCGCAGTTCGTGCTTAAGTCCAGCCGTGCCCGTGAAGGGCTGGAGCACCTGATGGCCGGTTATTGCGATCCAGGGTGGCATGGCAGCCGGCTAACGCTGGAGCTACACAACAGCCGCCGCTTCCACAACATCGCGCTATGGCCTGGCATGAAGATCGGGCAGATGGTATTCCACTTGATCAGCGGCACGCCTGAGCGCACCTACCGCGAAACTGGAAGGTATAACGGGGACCTAGGTGTGACTGCCAGCCGAGGCTAATTCGCGCATCCGATAGATGCGCGCCGGCGCTTCGGCCGGATCATCCATTGGGATCATGCGGTAGTCATCGACGCCGTGGATCTCGGCCCAATGCTGCGCAGCAAGGTGAGTGGTGAAGGGGCCAACGTGCCAGGGGCCAAGGTCCAAGATGTAGGTCATTTCAGGTTGGGGTTGCGTTCGGCAGCGGTGAGGCTGGGGTGGTCACGGTCGTCGTCATCCTCGGGCAGATCCTCGGGGATGTCGTCATATTCAGGGTCGAGCTTGGGCATGGGTTGGAAGGGGGCCGAGCCCCCCGGCTTGGGTCAGGCGGCGGATGCCTCGATGGCTTGGATTGCGGCTTGGATCTCAGCCTGGCCGGGCAGATCGTTGCAGGTCAGGTAGTCGAGGGAAGCGTAGAGGGCGGTGAGAGTTTCGCGCTGGTAGGTGCTGATCATCGGTCCGGTGCGGTTGATGTGTGAACTATACACCGCAGACAGCGCACTCCACCGCGATCAGATGGCCCGTTCACAATCCGTCACACCCAAGGCGATCCGGTCGCGTCCGTTACCGTTGGCCAAGTTGGGCCAGCGCCCATGCGGGCTCACATCGTCGAGATCACCGCCAAGGTGGTCGTCCGCAGCGACACCGATCCAGACCAGCTGCCCGCTGACATTTACAGCCAAATCTCTGAGTTCATCCGCAACGAGACCGACATCCTCGACCTTGCCGTCGAGCTGTTCACACTCCCAGAGGATCTCAGTGGAACAGCATCACATTGACGAGACCCGGCTGGTCACCCGACGATCAGCCCGCGATCAGATCCACCTGGCTTGGAACTACCGCTGCGCCTATTGCGACGATCAGCTTGGCCGCAGCCCAACACTCGACCATGTGGTGCCCAAGGTCCACGGCGGGCTCACGGTCCGCGAGAACCTGATCAGCTGCTGCCTGATGTGCAACAGCCAGAAGGGCCACAAAGACTGGATCGACTGGTATCGCGCCCAGCACTTCTGGTCGGCGACGGGCGAATGGGCTATCGCTCAGTGGCTGGCTGGCGAGATCTAACGCGCCAGCAGGTGGTCCAGATACAGCTCGGCCTGCCATAGGTCGCTCGAGTAGCGGCACATCCCACCAGCGCAGCTGCGGTAATAAAGCTCACCGCCATTGACTGGTTCGAGCGTCTCAATCCATCCGCCATCGCGATCCAAGCGGCTTACCAGTACCGGCTCACTCATGGCCGATCATGCACGAATAGTTCACATCTTGCCGCAAACCGGCCGCCGCTCTGGCGCGCCTCTGGAAACTCAAGGTTGCAGCGTTTGCGCGTTGCCTCCCATTGCACACAGTCCCAGCACATCCGCGGCGCTTCAGCTGGGCGGATCCTGGTCAGTGCTGCCGAATAGATCGACTGCGCCCGGATCAGTGCATCCTGCAGCCGTATGGCGCCCGTGTCGGCCTCCAGCTGGTGCTCAGCCTTTGGGCCAAGGTTCACCCGACAGTGCCAGGTACGGTCGGCACGATCGCAGAAGAGAAGCAACCGGCCACCGTACAAGCTGATCATTCGAGTTCACCGTGACTCGGAGCGTGATACAACCGCTCCAGCAACATGCTGGTGGGCTCAAGCGAATCCAGCATCTCATCTGCCGGATCAACTACCACAAACATCGCCGGCGATCCCATCTCTTTGACGACCACCAAGCTGGTCCGTGGGCTGCGAGCCAACACCCATAGAGCCAACCGCTCCAGCAGATTCAGATCGAGCAGTTGCATCATGGCTCCAGTTTGCCAAGCAGCCGGTCCACATACCACCGGGCCTTGGCAAGCGATTCCCGGCCGCCCTTAGCGTGGTGGTTCATGCGCCAGATGTATTTCATGGCGTTGCCCTTGCAGTATCCGCGGAACTCCTCCGGCGTTAGTGCTGCTTCGATCGCGTCAATGCACTCGATCCCACCCTGCCTGTAGTGCTCCGGGTTAACCGGATCAGCCATGGTTGGCCACCTCCAACTCAGAAGCAAGCACCGCAGCAGACCGGAGCATCGTGCTCAGTTTGATCGGTTGCATGTGCCGGCCGGTGGCATAACGCACAGCCCACCGCAAACCCATCGAGATGTTGCCATCCCCAAGGCGCCTGGCGGCCTCGATCTCCTCGCGGCTCATGCGAACATTCACCGTAAAATTGCGCCCCTTGCCATTGGGTCGGCGGTCGTTGGCGTTGGCCATCATGCCCACCGATCACCAAGCAGCTGCCGGCGGCAGACGGCGATGCACTGCTGCGCGTGCTTCTCAGCCAAGATGCTCTCGGTCTCGCCGATCGCGGTAACGCAGGCGGCGTGCAGTTCGGCGTAGCTGGTGTCTCGGAAGTTGGCCGCCACATCAAGGCAGAACTCCTCCCACAGCCCCGTGTACGTGTTGCAGGTGCGGCCGCTGGCGGCATAGAGCGCGTCCATCATGTCGGCGCGTTGCTGATCCTGTTGAACTCGGTTCATTGGTGCTCCCGTAGTGCTTGGCGTATGTTGAGCAGTTCTTCCCGGCGTGCCGAGATGTGCGGATGGCTGGCCAGCTGGTGAAGCTGTTCGAGCCGGATGTCAATCAGTCGGCAGAGCCGCAAACGTTCATCTTGTTGCCCAGCATTGAACATGCTGGAATCAGTGATGAGCGCCTCCAGTTTGGCGCGGATATGGTCAGTCATCAAGTGACCCTCCGTCAACGAGTGCATCGCACCATTCTTTGAAAGGTGCTTCGATCTGAGCCATGGTTTTATTGTCGATAGTTTCTGGGTTGCGGATCATGCCGATGGCAAGGCCAAGGGCATCACCGAGGCGGTTTTCAAGGCTGTCTAGTGGCACGAACTTGTAGTCAGTCATCAAGTTGCTCCAGTGCGTTGCAGATGATGTGCCAGTGCTGTTGAAGCTCAGCAATAGAGCAGGTTTCATCAGGTGAACGCAGCACTGCGGCGGCAAACTTGGCCTGCTCCTTCAAGCTCGGCGGCTTGGGGCGGCGGGCGGCGCGGAGGTTGTCTGCTGTTTCGATGTCAGTCCAGTCACGGACAAACCACTCACAACACGCCTCCAGCTCCTGGTCGGCGCCCCAGCGGGCGGCTTGAGTGGCGATGTGCCCCGCAGTGAGGCCATCTTCCTCGTTGATCCACTGCTGCACCAGTTCAGGCGGTGGAGTGATTGGGTGTTGGTCACTCATTGGGCCACCTCTACCTCAGCACCTGGCCACCTGGCCTGGGCGTAGCGGATTGCGTGGCGCGTGCTCTCGGCTCGAGTGATCCAGGTCATCGGCTGAGAACCCGGTTTGAAAACCAAGAGCCGATATTCGCGGGTCCGGCTGCCGTGTCGAGGCCGGCTGACGCCTTCCCCGTGCCTGCTTTCTGGCAGTTCTTCAACCCATTGAAAGGGCAGCATTGCTCCTATTGGTTCAGGCATGGATGTTTGGGTCGGTAACGGTTTCAGGGTTAAGCCATTCGAGTTCATTCCACCAAGGCATCCAGCTCTGAGCGGCGATTGCCTTGGCTTCGGTGAAGCTGTGCGCCGTGATCGATTCGATCACATTGGCAGCTTTGATCTGGAAGTAGAAGCGGCGGGGGGTGGTGCGAGTCATGATGTGGCCTCCTGCCATTCGCCGCACCAGTTAGTAACGTCAACCATTGGGAAAGAAGTTGCACAATCGTCGTACTCGGAAACAGAGATAATTGTTGGCGGATACCGATGGCAATCACCTACTTCGTCTTTGCACATCTCTTTATAAAACCGACAGGTTTTGCATGTGTTCATGGTCATGGCTTTACCTCCAGATGAGCGGCAGGGTGTTGAACTGCTTGCTGCTTGGCGGTGTCATAGCCGGCGGCATAGACGCAAGCCAGCAGCACCAAGACAGCGATGCGGTTGATGATGGGGTTGTTGATCATGAGGCTGGTGGGTGATGGGGAAGCCCCGGAGGGCTCAGAAGGAAGACCCGATCACATAGCGGCCGTCCGTGGTGCGGAAGATCAGGCTGTTGAGATCCTTGCGCTGGCGGCCAGTGCGGGCGCTGAACCCGAACCAGACGGTGCCATCGAAACCGCGGGTTTGCAGATCAGCGCGAAGGTTGGCCAGGTCGGCTGTGTTCTCAGTGAGCTCGAAGGTGCGGCTGTTGATGGTGGCGGTCATGTCTCTGGAAGCGGTGGCCTCGTCGGCCGTGCGCGAATCATACACCGCAGGCGGCGCACTCCGCCACCGGGTCAGTCACAATCCGTAACGCGGTGCAGGGCGTCCGATGCTTTCGACCGCCGTTCGTTTGCTTCCCGGAGCAGCGCGATCTGATCCTTCCCCTCCTCATGGCTGAGGCCGATCCGCGTGTGCCCTGCTTGCACCTCCACCGGAACCCGCAGCACGGGCTTCCCATTCGACGCGCGCCAACCGATTGCATAGCTCGGGACCGCCACCTCCACCGTGAACCACACATGCCCGCATTGCTCACACAGGCGCTTACGCACCGTTTGATCGGCCAACTGGGTGTTCGTGGATGGTGCACGGTTGCGGTCGTGACTGCACTTCGGGCATTGCATCGGCATCATGGGAGCAATCTGCTCCTGGCAAGTGGAACAATTCGGACAGTGGATGATCCCAAAGGTGGCAACCGAGGACCAGCTCAAGATCGAGATAATGGCTCGGCGCCTTGAGATCACTGAAAACGTCGGGCCGCTTGCGGCATCGCTCTACCGGGCCTGGAACCTTCAGCAGGCATTGCTCCAGCAGGCGACCAATGAGATCGCCCGCCTTGAGCTGCTGCTGATGAAGCCCTAAAACAGATCAGCCTCGGTGATCTCGACCACTTCGCCCCCAGTGGCCTTGGCCAGGCTGTCAGCCGCACCGGCAGCTGCCATCTTCTCCTCAATGGCCTTCATCGTCTTGTAATCAGGCTCGAAGGCAAGGCTCAGATAGTTCTGACCGCTAGCCGCTTGCTTGGTCCATCCGCTGATCTTGACGGGGATCTCATCGCGATCATTGGGGCTGGCGTTCATCACATAGGACGCAAACGCCATACGGTCATCTTCCTTGATGCTGAACACGCCATCAAATGCCGGATAGTTGCGGCTGGGGTCGTAGCGATCTTTGAAACGCTCTTGCAGCTTCTCAGGTGTGTTCTTGAACAGTGCGCCGTTGGCTTTGAAAGTCATTGGTTGTCAGGTGTGATGGTGTTGGCCTTTTCGTATTGCTCCACCTCGGCCAGGGGATAGAGCACGCGACCGTTGATCTTGGTAAAGGCAGGCCCAGTGTTACTGGACCGCCACCTGATCAACGTCTGGCGGTGGAGGTGCCAGCGCTCAGCCAGTTGCAGGTCAGTCAAAAACTCAGAAGAGGTCATCGGCGATCACCTCCGCAGGTTGTGCAATCGTTGCATTGAGCTGATCCAGGCTGGTCTTCGGCAATTCAGACTTGACCGTCACGGGTTCAATGTCAACCACCTCCTCTTGGCTTTGAATGCCCACTAGCAGCTCTGGGATGTAGAGACGGCCCCAGAAGGCCGCAGCCCGATACCTGATCATCAAATCCGGAAGGGTTAGCCACTTACTGCCCGACTTGGTGCTCCAGCCTTCTTTTTTGGCCATCGCCATGGTGACGGTTGGGCCGCGGAGGTCATTGCCACTGGCCAGCTCAGTTGCGACGCAGGTGCAGGCCAACGTGTCACCCTGGCCGGTCACGTCATACCGCAAAGGGCTGAAGCGGCCGCAGCCATTGATCAGACCAATAATGAATTGGCTGCTCCAGCTAGGGCGACCGTGGATGATATGCAAGTTCTGCATCACCTGAAACGGGCTCATCCGCATCCGGTTCGCGATCTCCAAGGCGACCAAGCAGTTGGCGAATCCCTGCTGGCCTTGAAACTGCGGCGGGATCAACGTGCTGCTGGCCAGGGCCTTGGCAATGCGCTGGGCGTCCTCAAATGCTTGGATGCCGGAGAACACCGAGCCCGAGCTGGTGGTGGTTAGTGCTGTGGTGTCAGTCATCAGTAGGTCTCGATCTCAGGTGGTTGTTGCATCGATCCATCCGGCCGCGGCATCATCCAGCCGGGCAGGCTGATCGGTTCGATCTGATCGCTGTAACCGGGCCACGCGCCAGCCTGCTTGCAGGTGGCGAGCACATCCAGGTCGCGTGCGGCAGTCTCGGCGCCAATGGTCACAATCACTGGCGCCGCAGCATAGACAGCAACGGCATAGGGTGGTTTTTTCTCCACGCACACGAAAAGGAACTGCTCAGGTCGGTTGCCAGTGGCAGCCTGCACCCCATCGAGATACCAGCTGCTCTGCACGTGATACCTGAATGCGCCGATCGACTTGCGGAACCCTGCCGGGCTGGCGTCTTCGGTGGTCTTGAGGTCAACAATCAACCGGCCATCGTTGGTCAGCCAGTCCGGTCGGCATTTGCAGGCCAGGCCCGTTGCCGGATCTGTCCACATGTGGGTGGTCTCGGCTTTGCCCTCCCAGTGCAGCAATACCGCAGCAGCAGGATGCGCCCATACCGCTTCAGCCATTCGGCTGATCTGTGCGCGATCATCGGCCGCGATCAGCTCACGGTCGCCAGCTTCAGCCTCGAACTCAGCCCAGGCTTCTTTACCGGCTTTGGTGCGACGATCCACCTGCGGCGCTGTGATGTAACGCTCCTCGAATTGATCTTGTTCAAGCACCAGCGTATGCAGCGCGGTCCCGATCCGCATGGCTGGCGTGGGCTCAGGCAGCTCGCGCTTCAAGTCGATGTAGCGCGCCCAGTAATGCAGCGGACTTTTGGCCACCAGATCGAGGTGACTTTTGCTCACGGCTGGGTGGGCGTGATATGCGGCGTTGTCCATGGCGTAGCGCAACAGGCCACATCGTATAGCATCAGCGCACACGCGGCAACCCTTTGAACCTTCGCCCATACCAGCAGCAGGCCATCAACGATCTGCGGGCTGCATTCCGCAATGGCGCCCGGGCCCCACTGCTGGTCGCTCCAACCGGAGCTGGCAAAACCGTGATCTTCTCAGCCATCGCCAAAGCAATCGCAGCCAAAGGCCGGAACGGTCTAGTGCTGGTCCATCGCCGTGAGTTGATCACCCAAGCCAGCCGCAAACTCACCGATGCAGGCGTGGCCCATGGCATGATCGCCGCCGGAATGGATGGTGCAAACGCATCAATTCAGGTCGCATCGGTGCAAACGCTCATCCGCCGATTGCAGAAGATCACCACACCACCAGATCTGATCATCATTGACGAAGCCCACCATGCAGCAGCTGGCAGCTGGCAGGCCATCATCAATCACTGGCCTGATGTCCCACTGATCGGCGTGACTGCCACGCCATGCAGGCTTGATGGCAAAGGTCTCGGCAACGTCTTCGACACATTGATCGAGGGTCCATCGGTGCAGCTGCTCACCTCAGCCGGCTACCTGTCACCTGCCCGCATCTATGCACCACCCATGGTTGCTGATCTGTCAGGCATCAAACGACGCGCCGGTGATTACGCTATCGACCAAGCCGCGGATGCCATGACCCGACCAACGGTGACTGGTGATGCGATCAAGCACTACCGAACACTGGCAGGCGATCAACAGGCGATCGCGTTCTGCTGCAGCATCAACCATGCCGTCTCGGTCCGTGACTCATTTGCAACAACTGATATCAGCTCTGAACTGTTGCTGGGCAATACTTCAGACCGCGATGCCGTAGTCGGCCGATTCGCCAATGGTGAGACCCGCATCCTCGTGACCGTTGATGTGGTCAGCGAGGGCTTCGACATCCCAGCAGCCGGTTGCGCCATCCTGCTCAGGCCCACTCAATCTTTGGGGCTATACCTGCAGCAGGTCGGCCGGGTGCTTAGGCCAGCGCCAGGCAAAGTCCACGCCATCATCCTCGACCACGTTGGCAACGTCACCCGTCACGGCTGGCCGGATGATGTACGGCCATGGTCGCTTGAGCATGGGGCACCGCGCGCATCAGGCTCGGCAGCGCCATCGGTTCGGACGTGCCCCGAATGCTTTGCAGCGTTCAAGCCTGCGCCGATCTGCCCATGCTGTGGGGCTCAGTGTGCGGCACCACCTCGAGAGCTGAAGCAGGTGGCCGGTGAGTTGCAAGAACTCAAACGCGAAGGCATTCGACAGCGAGTCAAGGAGCGGAAGAAAGCCCGCACTCTTCCCGAGCTGCTTGCTGTGGCCAAGGAGCGTGGCTATGCACCTGGCTGGGCTCACCGGGTCCACAATGCCAGACAGCAACGCGCATGATTCAGTGGCCAACGCCGAGACCACACTCCAGCAGCAAATCCGCTTGGCGCTCGGCACGCGTCCCGATGCGCGCATCTTTCGCAACCAAGTCGGCAGCCTGCCCGATCCACGCAGCGGCCGGCTCGTCACCTTCGGTCTCGCGCGCGGCAGTGCAGACCTGATCGGCTGGCGCACCATCACGGTCACCCCTGAGATGGTCGGCACCAGGCTCGCCGTGTTCACGTCCATTGAGGTCAAGACACCCACAGGCCGCATCAGGCCAGACCAGCAGGCATGGCTTGCAACGGTCCAGGGAGCAGGTGGCATCGCTGGGGTGGCTCGGTCTGTTACAGATGCGCAGCACATACTCTCCAACCTGCCAACCTATCCCGTAAACTCTGACAGTCCACTAGGACATATGGAAGACCAGCCACCCACTAATCGCCGAGCTCGATCGCCTTCCTGATGCCTGGGCGCTTGTTGCAGTTGGCAATGACAAACGCCCATATCAGCCCGAGTGGCAGAAGAATCCCCTCAACAAAGATCAGCTCAAGGTCGAGATTCTCGCCGGCCGTGCCGTAGCAATCGGCGTCATCGCAGGGCCACAATCCGGCGGCCTTCTTTTTGTTGACCACGATGGCCTCGGCGCTTCCGAAGTGCTCGAGCAAATCGGCGCACCACTTCGCGAGCTTCCAAAGTCCTGGGCCGTTACATCCGGCCGAGATGCCCGCCTTCAGATTATCTATCAGGTACCTGAGCCGTTCTGGCCAACTATCAAGACCACTAAGCTACGCAGCTCAACCAAGGGCGAGCAGCTTGAGCTGCGTTGGTCCGGCTGTCAATCCGTCGTTGCAGGTGCCCACCCGATCACTGGCGCCTACCGTTGGTTAAAGGGCCGCTCACCTGCTGAGTTGCCAGCAGCTGATGCACCCTCGACGCTGCTCCAGCAAATGCAGCGCAAGCAACCCGACCCGGCTCCATTGATTCGCCTACCTGAAACCGACAGCAGCCGTGCGCGTGACTTTCTCGAACGCATCCCTGCAGCAGATGCCGATGATTACGACACCTGGGTCAAAGTCGGCATGGCGCTACACAGCGCTGGTGATGACTCCCTACTCCAAGACTGGATTCGATGGTCGGCCATCTCAGGCAAGTTCGAGGCAGGCATCTGCGAAGCCAAATGGAAGACCTTCAATGCTTCATCTGGTGGCGTCAGTCTTGGCACCCTCGCACACTTGGCCGGTCATGAGAAAAGCCGCCCGGTCATCACATCCGAGCGGCGACAGCTTTCTGCCCATGCACAGGGACAGGAGAACCTTACACCCCGATCCGAAAAACTCCTAAAGCTTGAACCCGACGAGCTTCTAACCCTTCTCAGGCAACAGCTTGCCGACCGCCTTCGCTGGAACATCTTCACCCAGACCATTGAGCTGGACCAAAAGCCCATTGAGCACATCGAGCACTTCTACCTGCAGCTGGCCCAGCAGGGCGTAAAGGTCACCAAAGACCTTGCAGCTGATGCCGTACACGTCGTGGCACTTGAGAATCCCCATGATCCAGTGCGGGAATACCTAGAGCACGTTGCAGACAATGTGCCATCCGTGCCAATCGACACCCTGGCCACCGCATACCTGCGGCCCACCGATCAGCCCGGCAGCCTCTACGACGCCATGCTCAAGGCAACACTCATCGCAGCAGTGCGGCGGATCTTTGAGCCTGGCTGCAAGCATGATTCGGCCTGTGTCCTCATGGGGCCACAAGGCTGCGGTAAGTCCACCTTTTGGCGCAACCTGGGTGGCCTGTGGTTCAGCGATGCCCTACGCGACATCGGCAGCAAAGACGACCTCATGGTGCTCCACCGCTCATGGCTGATGGAGTGGGCAGAACTCGACCACATCACAGGCCGTAAGCACGCCGGTCAGGTGAAGGCATTCCTTACGCAGCAGACCGACCTGTTCCGTGCCCCCTATCAGCGGACCACTGAGTCCTACCCAAGGCGGTCAATCATCGTCGGTAGCACCAACCGCGATACCGGCTTCCTGGTTGATGACACCGGCAACCGTCGATTCTGGGTTATCCCCGTGACAGCTGCACCGCACATCCCAGTCGATGGCCTCCTGCTCGAGCGGGATGCCATTTGGTCCGCAGCGGTTGCCGCATACCGGGCTGGTGAACCTAATCATCTCACCCGCAACCATGCCGAACAGGTGGACGCCGAGAATGAGTCCTATCTCGTGGATAGCCCCTGGAAGTCGGCAATTCAGGAATGGGTCAATGCTCCACGAAATGCTGGCCGACCCATCACCAGCGAGCTGCTTCTAACCGAGGCGATCAGCAAGCCGGTCGAGCGCCAGGGGCGTGCCGACCAGATGCAGGTGGCCTCAATCCTTCGGGACTTGGGCTACGAAAAGAAGCGCGCATGGTTGGAAGGCAGGAGTAAATGGGTGTTTGTCCTACCTTCTAGGTGAGGTAGGCAGAAGCAAATCCACTGGACTGCAAGGGTTCTTCTATCCTTACTAACCTTCTAACCTTTTATTTATTTATAAAGAGAGGGAGAGGGCCGCAGGGAAAAAGAGCCTATAGGGGCAAGGTAGCCCTGGTTGGCAGGTTGACAGGTGCAAATCTCCTCCCTTTAGGGGGCTCCGCCTTACCCTTGGGGCATGGCATCCATCTCCCTCGACATCCGCTCAGAGCTACCCAAGGCCATCCGGTGGACTGACCAGATGACCAAGCAGTTGCCGTTTGCCATCTCTCAGGCCCTCAACTCCACAGCCTTTGATGCACGGGTCGCAATCAACAGCAGCACTCGTCAATACTTCGACAAGCCCAACCGCTTCACGCAGACAGCGTTCTTCGTCAAGCGTTCAACCAAGCGAGAGCTGGAGGCTGTCGTCTATGCCGAGGCAGCCCCTGGCAAAGATCGGGCTCGCTACCTCAAGTACGGCATCCAAGGCGGCCGACGTACCCAGAAAGGATTTGAGCGTAAGTTCCTAACCGAAGTGGTTGGCACGCGCAGCATCCCGGCAGGCGCTCAGCTCGTGCCCACGTCATTGGTCAAGCTCAACGCTCAAGGCAACGTGTCTCTGGCCACGATCAAGCGCATTCAGAAGGGCCTTGCAACCCAAGGGAACGGCACGTTCTTCATTGGTACGCCAAAAGGTGGCAACCGCCCTGCTGGTATCTACCGGCGCAGCAAGGGCCAACTGTTCCCCTACTTCCTTGCTATCGAAAACAAAGCCAACTATCGGGGTCGGCTACCCATCCGTGACATTGGCGGCAAGGTAGCCCAGCGTCGGTTCGGCGGATACCTACGCAGCAGCCTTTCCAAGGCCCTGGAAACAGCCAGGTAATCCAGGACCCTCTGGCGGCCGAATAGGCGCCTTGCCGGGGGTGCCAGGGGCCTTTGCGGGTCCCTTTTGGCGGATTTTCTATGGGTAGTTCGCGCG